GAAGAGCCCACACCAAGCCCGCCGCCGCGCTGAGGCCATTTGCAATCGACACCGCCAATCCCATCGCCGTCACCGCCAGCGCGGATTGGCTGAATAGGAGAATTCCTAATCCCACAGCAATGAGCAGGGGCAGCCAGGTGTTGCCGAACTCGATGATTTTGGCGCTGGCATCGTTAAACCATGTCTGTGCATCCAGCAGCACCTGTTGAAACGCGAGCAGCCCCTCGCCGCCCGTAAACCAGTTGTACAGCCTGACAAGACTGGGTTTGACGAGATCCCACACCCCCGCCAGGAAGTTGAAGAATCCCTCAATAATCGGCCTCACCGTGCCATCGATAAAATCCTTGATCCCGCCAAAATTCGTCATATATGCCAGGCCCAGCAGCGCCACCGCCAGGATCGCCAGCCCAATCGGCGACATCAGCACCCCCAGCGCCACCCCAATCGCCGTGATCGCCGTCCCTGCCACCGTCAGCACCGTCGCCAGGATTGCCCCGCCCATCACCAGCCCGATGATGCCCATCACCAACTGCGGATTAGCCTTCACCCAATCCATCACCCCCCCCACCAGCGGGATGAGCGTATTGGTCGTCAGATCCGCCAGCACCGGGGCCAGTTGATCCCCCACCGCAATCTTGAGGGTATCCACACTCGCCGTCAGCAGGTCAAATTGCGCGGCCGTGCTTGTCATCTGAATCGCCTCGGCGTCCGCGGTGGCTCCCTGGATGCTTGTACTCACGAGATCCATGTTGTCGATCAGCGCCTTGGGCCCATCCGAGGCTTGCACGTTCATGCCCTTAAAGGCCTCGTCAAACTTTATAAATTCATCTGTTGCCAGTTGAGTTGCGCCTGATAGAGCCTCCTGATCTTTGATCAGCCCGTCCAGATTGCCGCCATTATTTTCAGCCAGAGTCTGATAGGCTCCTGTTAAGCCCTCGGCCTCAACCATCGCGCGGCCCGATGCATAGCCCGCCTCTTTAATCGCCGCCGCGACATCAGCGGATGGATTGATGAGAGAGGTCATCATGCCCGCGAGTTTGGTTGCGCTTTCCGAGGCGGTAAACCCTTTCGTGGTCAGGAATGCCATTTGAGACCCAACATCGGCCAGCGGAACCCCCAGATTGGCGGCCATTGCAGTGGCTTTAGGGATGGCGGCGGCAAATTGATCCATGCTGCCCACGCCCGTGCCCACCATCCGCGTGAGCACATCGCTGGCAAGTCCGGCCTCCCCCGCACTAAAGCCGTAGGCATTCATAATGCTGATCATGGCGCTGGTGGTCGAGGTGAGGTTGGCGTTGCCGGCTTGCGCCGCCTTTACCGACTCCTCAAAGACCGCCATACGCACCGAGGCGTCCGACACACCGCCCGCGATTTCATAGAATGCCTCGGCCGCTTGCGCGGGCCCGTAGCGAGACGCCTCCCCAATCTCCAGCACCTGCGCACTCAGCCCAATCATCTCATCACTGGTGTAGCCCGCTGCCGCCTGGACGTTTTTCATGCTCTCGTCAAAATCGACAGCGGCATCCAGCGCCGCGCCGCCAAAGCCCATCAGCGGCCCGATGATCGTCTGTATCGCCCCACCGAGCAGGGTCAGCTCGCCGCCGATCTCGGTGATTTTGTCGCTCGTCCGCCGCACGGCATCCGTCAGCCCGCCGCCCATCTTGTCCAGGTCGTTCTCAAGCCTCAGAACCCCGGACTTGGCAATGCCAATCCCCCTGATGAAATCCTTGTCATCGAGGCTGAGTATCCCAAAAAGGCTTGCAACCTGTGTCGACATTTACCCTCGTTTGCCGCGCTTCTTTTTGGCGCGATCCGCTTCAATCTGTTTGTTGGCGCTGTCGATTTCCATCACCAGCGCCACATGGCGCGGGTTCATCGCCTCAATGTCGGCAGGCGTCTTGTGCAGCAGCAGGCAGACTTGAATCAGATTGATCTCGTCCACCTCGCCCTCATCCCATTTAACCGACCCCGGCGCTCGTGCATGCATCACGAGCGCCGCGCCTAGTTTGGGCTGTTTTGCGCGTCATTCTTGGCCTTCGCCAGGGCTTGCAACTTGTCCACCCGCAGCCACTGGATGCTCTCAGGGGTCTGCCAATCAATGCCACCCGCCAGCGGCGCATTTGTGGTCAACCAGGCCTGCGGCACATAGTCCACCGCCGCGAAAATATACCCTTCCTGCTGATCCATCAGGGCGTCAAACTGCGCCAGCAGATCATCAATGTCATCTGTTGCTGAGGCCGCCTCAATTTTTTTGGCGAGATGCTGAATGCGCACCTGGATGCGCCCGCTCTCGCGCCCCTGTTTGTAGCTCACATTGGAGAAGTCAAAGCGCGCTTTGTCCAATTCAGCAGGCCCTTCCTTTGCGATGTAAATCTCAGACTGATCGGTCTTTATTTTTTCATTGCTCGTCATACACGCCCCCCCATGATTCACGACCTTCAATGCTTTGATCCTACCTGCGCTCATCCCCCATTAACGCGCCTCCCCATAACCCGCTTTCTATCAAGCCCCCCTCTCCATTTATGGGGAGGGGCCGGGGGGTGGGGTGGGTGACTCAAAAGAGCCGCGATCAGCGGCCCCTTGATTGTCCTTATTCTTGTCTCCCCCCTCCCTACGAAGTGGGGAGGGGCTGGGGGTGGGGTGGCTGGGGGTGGGGCGAGGCTTTAGAACACGCTGTTTGCGAATGTCGCTGTCGGAGCCGCCGCGCCTTCAAATTCAAGGGAGTGCATATGCACGCCCTTCTCAATCGTGGCATTCGGCCCGCTCACATTCGTGAGGATCATCACATCCTCGAATTTGGGTTTGCCTGCCACCGCCCCCTCAGATCCATAGATCAGCGTGCCCTTGGTGCCGATCACCAGCACCGATTTATAGCTATTATAGGTCACATCGTCCACCACCAGCTCGAAGCTGATGGTCGTGTCCGATAACCCCGCGTTGCGCATGACATGCGTCGCATTCGCGCCCGATGTTGTCTCGACGCTGCTGTTCTCACTGGAGATGTCCACCTCGCCGATCCAGTAGGCGCTCAGATCAGTGCCGTTCCAGTTCAGATATGCGTTATTTGTATTCACGACTCCCATGTGCCGCCTCCCTTACCCGTCCGTTTTCCGTTCCATCGTAAATGTGTATTGATAGCCTGTGTGATAAAAAACCTGCCCGTCTTCCCATTCCTCATACAGATGCACCAGCAGGCCCTGTGAGATCGTTGTGAAGCGCCATTCGGCATCGAGCGGAAAGGTGGCCCCTTCCTGATCCCCTTGATCGCGCAGCAGATCACGGATTTGACGCGCATTCATCAGGCTGCCTTCCAGTTGATCCGCGATGCACTTGACGACCAGCGTCAGTGTTTGATTGTCGCGCCTGCGTCTGTCCGTCTCCCCACCCGATTCAAATCCATAGATGATGAAGGGCGTGGGCGTGGTGGGCGGCGCGATGAAGGGGAAATGATTGCCCCCGCACAGACCCGCCAGATGCACATGCAGCGCCCGATACAGGGCCTCAATCGCCAGCGTGTCACTCAAGATTCAATTCCTTTTTGGCGTCCGCCTCGATCTTTTTACCCCACGCATCAAACACGGGCCCCATGAAAGGCCGCGCCGCCATCCGAGCCTTGCCATATTCCAGATCACGGCCGTAGTCCACGCCATCGCTGATCTTGTAGGCCAGATGGCCAGACGGGGCCATCTTGATCGAGGCCCGCAGCGTTCCGGTATCCACATTCGGCGGGTTGTTCGGTGAGCTGGCGACATGCACTTTCCTCTTGCGCGTGTACGTCCGTCCGCCCGGCCCCGTGTCAAACGACAATTTAATGTCGCCCACCATCTGCGTTGCCACCCCGCGCAGCCAGGCGTCCACCTGGCGCGGCGACTGCTGGATCAGCCGCTCCAATCCTTTGGTATCGACTTTAATCTCAAGGCTCATTCTTGTCTCATTCTCATCAGCACGGCCTGTACGTCCGCCGCGTCGGTGCGGGCATCCAGCACTGCCGCCACCCGCCACACCGTGCCGTTCACCGTGACGCGATAGTCTGCCGCCAGCACCGTGCCCACTGGCAGGCTGATCGTATACGTATCGTCCATCGTCGTCCGATCCGCAAACACGCCCACCGCGGGCAGCGTTGCCCCCTTGCTGGTGATCAGGCGACACGGCACATTGCTGGCCGTCACCTGCCACAGGCCCGTCAGATGCTGGCCGAGCGAGCCCACGCTGTCCGCCAATTTCTCAATCGTGCAGCGATCTTTCATCGCCCGCAGCGTCACGGCGAGGATGATGGCGTGCATTTGATCAGTCAGCATCAGTTGAGGTCCTCCATAGTGCTGTCATAGCGGTAGGTGTAGACTAACCCTGTTGTGAGCCCGCCCACGCCATACTCTCTTTTCTTGTCCGCCAGCATCGTCTCATAGCCCTTACGCGCCTCGCCGTTCGTGACAGACAGCCAATCCGCTTTAAAGTCCGGCTTCGAGAGCTGCGTGATGATGTATTGCAGGCCCTTGATCACCGCCCCATTCGCGCTGCCGGCCTTGGTGATCAGACTGGCGATCAGCTCATCGCTCAGCCACGCGCTGTCGGCTGTCGTGTCCCCAATCTCAAAGCGCACATAGTCCCGATTGATACTCAGGTCAGCCGTAAACGTGAAGGTCATGGCTTACACCTCCACCAGGATCGTCACATCGACTGATCCCGCGTCGCCCTGCGCCACGCTCACACTCAAAGGCCCGGCGATAGCCACCGCGTCATACACCCCGGCGGCCGCTGCGCCTGCTGTCGTGTCGATCACACGGCGCGGATAATACCAGCCATCGGTATTGACATTTGTCAGAGTCAAAATCGGTTGGCTCGGCCCCGTGCTGGTGATCGTTACATCGGTGGTGGCGGGCTGGCTGATATAGTCTACATACACCGCCCGCACCCGCCCAAAGATCGGCCGCGTCGTGGCCGCTGATCCTGCCGCTGCTCCCGCCGTGCCTGTCGTTGTCACGCTGAGTCTGATCGGTTCGATACTCATAGCATCCTCGCTTACGCGAACGTGACGTTCACTGCGCCGCCGTATTGCCACCACTTGCCACCGATAGCCACGACCCTGAATTGATCGCCAATCGCGCCGCCGTAGGTTCCTACGTCGCGCGACACCCCCACGCCATTCAGCCCGCCTGCAATCGTCACGGTATGAGCATTCGCGGTTTTGGCGATGATCGTCAGGATTTTGCCGTCGTCGGTCACGTCCGTTGGGTCCGCCAGCGTTGCCGCCAGCACCCCCGCCTTGTCCAGATGCACGATGCCCGTCTTCACGGCAATCGCGCCATTGACCGTCATGGGGGTCACGATGACCTGAGTGTCCCCCGTCACATTGCCCGTCACATTACCCGTGACATTGCCCACAAACGTGGCGGCCACCACGCTATCAAAATTCGTTGCTGGCATAAGCGCCCTCCATTCAGGCGTGCCCTTCTCCCCTCCCTACGAAGTGGGGAGGGGTCGGGGGTGGGGTTGATAGAAAGGGAGTTATGCGCCGGAGACTTCTGAGCCGTACACCCAATTCCAGTTGTCCCAGCCAAAGCTATAGCGCATATAGCCGCGAAAGCGCTTGACCAGGTTGAAGTCGCTCGACGGGTCTTCCGCGAATTCGGGCATCGTGTGCCAGAACCAATTCAGGCGCGCCTTCGCCATCTGCGAATCGACCAGAAACCAGTTGTTGGTATCGGTTAAGTATGGGTCAACCAGCACCCTCAGCGACGACAGCACATTCGTGTCATTGTTGCCCGTTCCCGGTTTTAGATTGCTGCCCACGATCACCTGGGCGGTGGCTTCCAGTTCCGTTGGCACCACCAGCGTATCCGGCATCGCCATCAATGGATCGCCGTTGCTCTCCACAAACGAGCGCATCGCCGTGCGCGCATTGATCACAGCATCATGCGACAGGGCCGTTGTGCCCTTATTACCCTGCGTGCTCGTGTTCGAGGGGCTGTACGGATGATCCGTTGCGCTCAACGCTTTGCTGTCTGGCCCCAGAAAGGAGGCCGAAAACATGTTGTTGAATACGGAGGCCGCCGCCGCCTGCTTGGTACGGTCAAACGCGATGCCCATCAACTGGGCCTGATTTTTGATGACGTTATACATGCCATCTTCCCACAGCTTGCGCTCAATGGCGAAGCCACGCGCAAATTCCTTGTGGATGTAATACGCAGCATACAGCGTATCGAATGAGGCATATTCAATCGTGCCCTTGTACTCTGGCACACGCCCAAAGCCACCCACCCCCAGATTGACCTCCTGGGTTTTGTTGCTCGCCTGCACATTGAACAGGCTCATCACGCTGTTGTTGGTGATTCCGCCCGGCAGATTGGTCAGCTGCTCGTTGAAGACCGCCCGCAGGGCAATGCCCATGTTGGTGAGAATGCTGTACTGATTGAGAAGCATCGGTGTAGCCATGTATTGTGCCTCCCTTTAGGCCAGTTCGTGGGCCGTAAACATGACAAAAATGTCAGTCGTGGACGAATTCAATTCGAGGATATAAATGCATCCCCCGGTCGTGTCAGCCACATCGACAAGCTGTGTCGTGACCGCGATGTCATACGTGCGCGAAGCCCGCAGCGCCGCCGTTGCATCGGCGGTGGCGGTTGCACGCCACACCTGCCCCGCCTGGCTGGGATAAAATTTCACCAGCGTGTCAGTGGCCTGGGCCGTGCTGTTCTGGGCCGCGATGCCGAGACAGCGCCCAAATGCCGCGCCCGCCTTCGTCACCTTGCCGCTCACAAGTACCAGCGCATCGCCAATGATGAACGTCTGGGTGGCTGCGACGGGCAGTTCGTGTACGCTCGGCACACTGTTCTCCCCGTTAAAATTCCGTGCGAAACTAAACTTTTCTGCGGGCATGTCTGCCCTCCCTCTGTCTGAGTCTTACGTCTTGGGTTTGGCCTTGGCAAACGCCTCATGCGTGATCCCGATCAGCGCCGCCATCCTTTTCTCGTCATCTGTCAGCGTCCCGGCTCCGCCACCGCTCCCTGTCCCCGCCCCGGCGTCGATCTCCGGCGCAGGCTTGCGAGTCAGGAGGGCTTGATTGGCCGACAGCCACGCCGACAGTTGTTCGGGCGGCAGTTGCGGAACAAGCGTGCGCATCTGTTCGGGGATTTGCTGGATGACGCGCAGATTGTTCTCTG